CGGATCTAATCGTTATCGTCAGTTCCCAAGACGCACCCCTCGCAAAGGCAGAGGAAATTCTGGCTATTTCATCTATCCAGCACTTCGCAAAATTCAGCCTGAACTAGTAAAGAAATGGGAAGAAGCATTTTCAAAGATATTGAAGGAGTGGGATAAATAATGGCTGGAAGTAGAACGCTTAAGTTATCCATCCTCGCTGACGTTGATGACCTAAAAAAAGAACTTAACAAAGGTTCTAAAGAGGTTGAAGGTTTTGGCGGTAAGTTAGAAAAGTTTTCCGCTGCTGCCAAAGCTGCTTTTCTAGCTGCTGCCGCTGCTGCGGCCGCTTACGCCGCGAAATTAGCCGTCGATGGTGTCAAGGCTGCAATTGAGGACGAAGCCGCTCAAAAGCGTTTAGCCCTTGCGTTAAAAAATGTAACTGACGCTACCGATGAACAAATTAAAGCGGTCGAACAACAAATACTTAAAACTTCATTAGCTACTGGCGTTGCCGACGACAAACTTCGACCAGCATTACAGCGTTTATCAATAGCGACTGGATCAGTAGAAAAATCTCAAGAATTATTGAACTTGGCTCTTGATATTTCAGCCGCCACAGGTAAAGACGTAGAAACAGTTACAAATGCATTGGCTAAGGCATACGAAGGCAATAACTCAACTTTGACTCGTCTAGGTGTTGGAATCACGGCCGCTGACGCTAAAACTCTTGGCTTTGAGGGAACTGTTAAGCAATTGTCCGAAACATTCGGCGGCGCTGCGGCAACTCAAGCCAATACTTTTGAAGGTCGAATTGCTCGATTAAAAGTCGCTTTTGATGAAGCAAAAGAATCGGTTGGCGCAGCTTTATTACCGATTATCGAAAAGTTGCTCAAATTTATTACTGAAACTGCCATTCCTGCATTTGAAAAATTCAAACAAAACGCAATCGATCCAGTCATAAAAGCATTTAAAGACAATGAACAAGCAATTCGGGGTCTATACAATTTTGCAAAAGATACGCTTGTTCCGTTTTTAAGTTTCACTTTACTTAACAGCCTTAAAGGCTTGAGTACAGTTGCTTCCACTATTGTCAAAGCAGTTTCATTATCTCTCCAAGCTTTAGAACCAATTATTAACGCGGCAATTACAGGAATTAACGCCGTGATTCGCGCTAAAAATTTATTATCAAGTGGCCCTGATACTCCGACCATTAGTAAAGTAAATTTTAGTTCTGGAGGCATTAACACAGGATCTAATACAGTTAATCCAGGTAGCCTACCTTTTGGCGGCGGTTCTGTTGGCGGTGGTTCAACTGGCGGCGGTAAAGGAACGTCTGGTGGTGGAAATCTCATTGGTGGTGGAACTACAGGCGGCGCAGGTGGCGGTTCTAGCATTGGTGGAACTATTGCGGGAGTCATAGCGGGAACGAATGCCGCTTTTGACGCTTTTAATAACGCCAGAACTGGTGGAGCAATTAACGGAGTTTTTGATCCCGGCTCATTTCGCAAAACTGAAAACGCTGGATTGACAATCAACGTTAATTCCCCAAGCATTATCGACGAAGAAGGATTTACTCGAGCTGTCGTCTTAGCCCTCAATAATTCAACCAATCGCGGCACTACCGGTGCGGGCGACCTACGGACTAACGCTCAGATTCTATGACCGCTTGGACGCCCGTATGGAGAGTGAGAGCTAACGGCGACACAGTAACCGGCGTAACTCTTGCCAATTTAACTATTACATCTGGCCGAACAGATATTAACTCGCCTACCCCTGCTGGGTATTGCTCTTTGCAGTTAATTAACACCAATAACAGCGTTTATAACTTCGCGGTTAATACTTCAATCCTTATCGAAGTCCAAGACTCTAATGCCGATTATGTGCCGCTCTTTGGCGGTCGCATTTCTGATATCCGTCAAATTGTCACAAGCGCAGGATCAGAGGCCGCAGTAACAACTATCAACATCACAGCGACCGGAGCTTTAATTAGGCTTCAACGGGCGACTTTTGACGGCAACCTAGCCGAAGGATTAGACGGCGCGCAAATGCTTGACTTGTTGGACGAATTGTTATTAGCCAGTTGGAATGAACTACCGCCAGCTGAGACTTGGGCGACGTATGAACCAGCCACAGAGACTTGGGCTAATGCCGGCGATATTGGATTAGGCACTATCGACGCTGGCGAATATACGATGGCGAGCCGACAAATTAGCGACCAAGTTATTTCCAACATTGCCAATGAAATTGCTTCTTCAGCTTTGGGCTATCTGTATGAAGATGCCAACGGCAATATCAACTACGCCGATGCAAGTCACCGACAGGATTACTTAGTTGCCAACGGCTATACCGACCTTGATGCCGCTCACGCAATTGGCGCAGGAATCGGAATAGTTCAGCGACAAGGCGACATCGCTAATAAAGTCATTATCGACTATGGAAATAATTCTCAATACATAGCTCAAGATACTGACTCACAAGCCACATATGGCCTCTACGCTGAACAATTTACAAGCTACCTAAAGAACGCCGCCGACGTCGAGGATATGGGTGACCGGCTTATTAGCCTTCGAGCCTATCCACGTTATATTTTCCAATCCATCACTTTCCCAATTCAAAACCCCGAAATCGACGATGCTGATCGAGATGCCCTGCTCAATATCTTTATGGGTCAACCCGTTCGCATCACTAACCTTCCGCCCCAAATGCTCGGTGGCGAATTTACGGGTTACGTCGAGGGATGGACATTTAGGGCGTCGGTGGGTGGCCTGTCCATTACCCTCAACGCTTCACCCACAGAGTTCTCGGCCGTCGCTCAACAATGGGCGCAGGTCAACGCAGCAGAAAGCTGGAATAGTGTGCTTAATACCTTAGAATGGCAGGACGCGATAGGAGTGATTAGTTAATGGCAACAACAACGAACTTCGGCTGGGAAACTCCAGACGACACAGATTTAGTCAAAGATGGCGCTCTTGCGATGCGCACACTTGGCAACGCCATCGACACTTCTTTAGTCGATCTTAAAGGCGGCACAACTGGACAAAATCTTCGCAAAAATTCCAATACGGATATGGATTTTGTATGGGCTGGCGATGCAACTAATACAGTTATCGACGCGGCTGGTGATTTACTTTATGGAACAGCAGCCGACACTTTAGGCAGATTAGCTTTAGGAACTGCTGGACAGGTTTTAACAGTTAATTCTGGTGCAACAGCTCCCGAATGGAAAACATCTTCGGGTGGCACAAAAAATTATTCTTTATTAAATTCTGGCGGAACTTCCTTAAGTGGTTCTTCAACAACCGTCAGTTCAATTTCTGGAATGGATAATTTATATATTGCTATTATTGGTGCATCTTGCACAGCTGCCGATATTGAAATCCAAGTTCAAATAAACGCCGATTCTGGTGCAAACTATACTGCTGCTGGTGCTACTTATGTATGGGGAAGCACATATTCCGCGTCAAATTATAATGGCGGCGGTGGTTATTCAAATGGAACGCAAATTGAAGTTGGTCGAATGTCATCGGGCGCATCGACTTCAACGGTATCGGCTGGTATTTGGATTAACGGAGCAAATACAAGCGGCGAAAAATTTTATCACTCGTTTGGTGGCGGAACGGCTACTTCTAGTAATGGGCAACGTTTTTACCACAATACTGGAATGTGGGAAAATGCAGCGACAGTTAGTTCCATCAAGGTAATTGCTTCTGGCGGAACATTCGACGCCGGAACCGTTTATGTGTGGGGAAGTGCTTGATATGACAAATGAATACAAAGAAAAAATTGTAGATATTGTTACTAGCGAAGTTTCTTGGCGCGATTATTCTGAAGCTGAGATAAAAGCTCACAATGAAACAAAAGCGCGTTTGAAAGCTGAGAAAGAAGCAGAAGACGCAAAACTTGCGGCTAGATTGGCTATTTTGGAAAAACTTGGTTTAACGGATGCAGAAGCTAAAGTTTTGTTGGGCTAATGGCAAAACTTTGCAAAGCTGGCGTCCAGTTAAGGGAGCAAATAGATGACGATTATCCTGATCGCGACCGGCGTTCTGATGGCTGGGTTGCTGACGCTCGGCATATTAGTAAAGGAAATTCTGACCATATACCAGACCCTCGACGAAATGGAATCGTCCGAGCTTTAGATATTGACGCGAATCTCAACGCGCATCCCGAAGAAACTTATGCGTTAGTGGAGAAGATTCGCAAATGTGCCAAGCGCGGAGACAAGCGCATTAAATACATTATTTACGACGGAAAGATTATGAGTCCGATATTGGGATGGAAACGCCGCAAATACAAAGGGGCTAACCCTCACCGCTCGCACTTTCATATTAGTTTTACAACTTTGGGAGACAATGACGGCAAATGGTTCGACCTTGAAGGAGACAGAAATGAGCGACTTAAAGAAGATGGTGGAAAGTTGGGCCAAGACGTTCCTAGCAACAGCCCTAGCAACCTATCTCGCGGTGGGTTGGGATGTCGATGCGATTGCAAATGCGGCTCTAGTATCAGTCTTGCCTAGCATTATTAACTGGCTTAACCCTAACTACGAGCGTTACGGGCGAGTCCGGTAATGGATGCCAATACCATCGCTGGATTCGTAGCTTCGGTTCTCGGATCAATCGCCCTGCTTATCGCCGGACTTCGTTACATAATCAAATTGGAAAATATCCCCATAGTGTCGCGCCTTGATAAAATGGAGTCTCAGTTAGAATTAGCCCTATCGAAGAAGGTGGGGGCTAATGGCAACAAGAAAGCGCGTTAAGAAGCCAGTCAAGAAAACGGCTAAATCTCGCCGCACAGTTAAAGAACTGCCTACCAAATTAGATTTCTGGGCAATCGCCTGTAAAGAGATTTACGAGACTTGCCGCCGTAATGGTATGGATGAAGGCTTGGCTCTTGCTTTTGCTATGGATCGAAGCGCTTGGCCTGACTGGGTAATCGACCCACAAGATCCGATTAGAAAAATCGGGTGGGAAGATGGCGAGGAAGACGTCTAATTTACCTTCGCGAGGTTGAGCTATTCGAGGCTCTCAAGTCGGTTTATCCGGACTTGACGCCTTTATCGGCGACCGACCGAGCCGATGGCATTACCCACGACGCCTATATCGAGATGAAGTGCCGACGCACCCATTACCCCACACTTTTGATTGAGAAGAAGAAGTGGGATTACTTGGCCGATATAAGGGCTAGAACGGGCGCTAGGACGCTTTATATCAACTCCACCCCACAAGGGGTCTATCAGTTTGATTTAGGGGCTATAAACGAGCCTAAGTGGCAATTAAAGGCCCTTCCAGATAAGACCGACTTCGCCAATAGCGGCAAGGTTGAGAAGCTTTGTGGCTTCCTAGATATACGACACTCCGAACTCCTACTTGTCTAAATCCATTTAATTAAATACATTTATCCCGTAAATCCATTTAAGGATTACAGAACGGGAGAGTAAGTGATAAATAATCCAGCAGTAATTCGATTTGATTCTACTTCTGGCGCTTGGTCTGATGGTAAAAATTACGTTAAAGGCCAAATTATTCGCAGATATGCAATTGAATCGCTAGGTAGAAAATCAGTTAGAGGGCGGTTAAGCCGCG